ATAAAACAGCGGCTGACCGTTCCAAATGGCGACGGCAGGCGTTCTGTACAGCCGCGTTGCTAACGCCCAATTTACGCGCTGCGGCTCTTTGACTGCCAAGAACTGAGGCTAACTCAGCTATTTTGGCGTCGCCCTTTGGGTCAACGTCATACTGATTGACTGCCATAAATCACCTTGAGAAGCAGCCTTTCAGACAGACTGCGGTGGTTAGCTAATCTTTAGTACGATAGTGAGCAGTAGCATGATGATTGTGCCAGCTGCGCCAATCCCAATGTTTTCAAGGCGTTTCAGACGTGCGCAGATGCCTTCATAGCGAATCGCGCACACCTCCTCATGGGTGTTCAATCGGGCCTCCGTCTGGTCTATTTCAGCCATAAATAATTCAGCTACTTAAGGTTTCGCAGCTTATAGATGGCCGAAAGATATACCGCGGTCAGCGTATCGATGAGATTTCCAACGGCGCGGTTGCCCTTGGAGATCTTTTCGTGATTCGCCTCGATCCACTGAGCGTCGGCCTCAAGGCACTTCAGGCTGTCGCTCGGGGTCTGTTGCGGCGTCGGGATGGCGCCGATCAGCGAGAACGCGCCTTGATACGCCTCAACGAGCGGGTCGATGGTGTCGATCACGCCGTCGTAGAATTCGCCCAGAGCCATGTGCTTGGCGAAGCTGCCTTCGCCCTTGGCACGCCAATGCTCGAAGTGCGCCAGATTGCGCGCATAAAACACGCGAGAGATGAGCTCTTCAATCATCAGGCGATCCGCATTACGGGGCAGATGATCGATGGGATGCCCGGAGCGATAGCGCCAGCCGGGCTGGCATCAATCGTTACGTCAATGTCTTCAGGCAGCCACATGATCTCAACATACTGGCCAGCCGTAACGACCACAAAAACGCTCAAGCTAAAAACAGCAGCCCCGCCATCCGCGGCCTTTGGGACGGTAATGTTCGTGGCTGAATCTGTGATGTTGGTGCCGTTCTTGCGGAACCAGATGGTCGCGTCGTGATCGGCGGCGTCCGTGTTCTTAAACTGAACCGACGGCGAAAGCATGTACGCTCCGGCTACGGCAAACGTAATCTGCGTGCTGGCGACAACGCTAATGCCAGCCCCAACCAAGTCGGTATTAAACGTCACGGCGGTTGCCGACGAGATGTTTCCGATTTGATCCGCCGTGCTGTAAGGCTGGGCAAACGCGCGGCCTGCCAAATCATCGAACGGGACCGTGGCACTGGCCGTCATCGGCGTCGTTCCCGTCCCTTTAACGTAGCCGGTCAACGTGGCGGCGCCAGTCCCACCGTTGGCGACGGGCAGTATGCCAGACACCTCAGAGGTGAGTACGACCGCCCCGGCAGTGAAGGCTGTTGTGCCGCTACCTTTGACCACGCCGGTCAGCGTTGCAGCGCCCGTCCCACCGTTGGCGACAGGCAGCACGCCGGAAACCTCAGAGGTGAGTACGACCGCCCCGGCAGTGAATGGCGATGTGCCACTACCTTTGACAACGCCGGTCAGCGTCGCCGCGCCCGTCCCACCAGTCGCAACCGTCCGCACGTTGACTGCCGTCGCCGCAATGTCGGACGCAGCCACCTTACGACTGAAACCGCCCTGAACAGTCTCAAACAGTTCCGCTCCGGAAAGCGCGCTTGCCAAAGTAAGGTCGGGGATCTTTACGTTTGCCATTATGCCAATCCGTATAGCTGATTCAGATAGAGCGAGAAAGCGTTAGCCGCGGCCTCCTGAGCATTCGTCTGCGCATCCTGAGAATCGGGGCGCGGGTTCCTCACAGGGACAGGATCTGGACGCAGCAGCAGGCGGCTGTAGTAGGGCTGCGGAACATCGTCGCAGGAGGCGCAGACGTAGAGCTTGAGGCCGACCGGAGTCGAACCGCCGCGGTAGTCCTTCTTCTCCCGGAGGTGCGTGTGCTGCACAAGAAAGCCGCAGCCATCGCAGATCGCGATAGCTTTTGGATCCTTCGCGTCGAACTCGGGCCCGGTCCGACGCTTCTTTCCGCGTCCATATGCGTACTGCATCAGTACCCTCCGGTTGGATCAATGGTGATGCGAAGCGGAACGCGCTCACGGTCTTCAGCCGCGGCACGATCATAGGCGCCATCTGCGAGCCCCTGAAGGAACTGCAGGCGGTCAGGTGCAAACTTCACGGCCAGCTTGGCGGAGAGCCCGGCGGCGATTGCCTCCATCCAGCGGTTCGGCGCGTCCATGCTATCCGTAAATGCGCCGGCATCCTCTTGAATCTTCATCCGGTGATAGAAGAGCGTGACGCCTGCGGATTGCGGCGCCTGCCAGATGTAGATGCGCGGCGTGATCGTGCGGTCGAAATAATACTGGAACGGGCGCTCGCCAAGTTGGGACTTGTACGGAATGGCATCGTACTCAGCCCGGCTGATCGGCGACATCATCAGGTCAAGGTTCTGACCGCCAGATATGGTGCGGGTATAGACCTGAAGCAGCGACACCGTGCGTGGCTGCAGATCGTAGAAGAGCGTGCCCGGAGTCAGCACAATCGACTGCAGATCCACGGCCCACAGGTTCGGGCCATTGTTCGCCCAGTCGGAGAACATGTAGTTGATCGAACGACGGGCGCTGTCGATATCATTGGAGCTCAGCGACGCAGGATTCCTGCCCACGCGCTCGTAGGCTTCCGTGATGATGTCGATCTGTTCGGTCGTGCCGAAGTTATATGTGCCAGAAGTGGTCATCTGAACCTCGCCGCCTTTTTGGCGATGGCCTTCGGCTGGGCGACAAACTGCTTACCCGCCTTTTTGCCTTCGCGCTTGGCTTTCGTCGTAGCAGCATATTCGCCCGGAGTCAGCGATTTAATCGCGGCCTGCGGAAGGTAGCGCTCGCCGGTCTTGCTCGACGGCTTGCCGGACTTCGTCGTCCACTTCTGATCACCCCAGTCCTTGAGGGACTGCTGAGGTTTCCTAATCGGCATATCCACCGCCTTTGGCTTTGTACTCCTTGGCCAAAAGCTGCGCCTTGCGCGCGGACCACTGCCCCGCCTTGGTGCCGTGAGTCTCCCGACCCTTGATGCTGTTGAACAGGCGCTCGCGAAGACCGGGCTTGGTATAGTTACCAGCCTCGTTCACTCGCGATTCCTTGCGCCCGCGCATTACTTGTCCTTGGCTTTCGGCTTGGCCGGCGCCTTGAAGCCCAGCATGCTCTGCAGCTGATCTTCGGTCAGGGCTTCCCACTCGGCGGCGCTCAAGGTCACCTCCTGACGTTCACCCTTGGAATTCTGATATGCGCGAGTGATCATAGATGCTCCTTTATGCCTGCGGCTCTTGCGGCCAGACATAATCATACGGGAAACCCGGCTGAGAGGGAAGGTCGCGCAGCGCCTGACGATAGGCGAGGTAAGCCGCCGGGACGGGGTTGCCCTCCTCAAAGGCGCGGGTGATGATCCAGTCGCAGCGGGTCAGCGCGCTGTTACGCGCGTCTCGCATGTTGAACTCGGCAAGGCGGCGATCCAGTTCACGCGCCGCGTAGATGATCTCCACACTGCCATCCGTTTTATCCAAGAAGGATAGAATAAAACTGTGCGTGCGGCTGCTCTGGGTTGGGTTTGGCCCCATGACAGCCCGCTTTGCGCTGCATACGGCGAGCGTGGCATCCGAGGGGGTGTCGGAGACCTCCACGTCGGGGTTGTCCGCGCGCATCTCCTCCAAGGAGTACGGATGTTTCACCAGCGCGCCGTCTACAATCTTAGCGTACATCGATTTGCCTCACAGGAAGGAGTTGGCGAGGAGGGTTGTCAGCGTTGCGTTGCTTACGTTTATCGTCATGCTAAACTTACCGCTCGAAGTGTTTTCCGCAGAGAAAACACTGAAATCCGAAAAGTTAGAATAGGTTGACGGCGAACTGTTTATGTTAAAACTTATTGAGGAAATGGAGAAAGTGCTGTCAAATGTTGAGTTGCCTGACCCAAACTCTAAGATGTAAATTGTTGGCGAAGCTTTTGAAATAACAACGCCTCTCAGACCTGACTGATTATCATACGTCCCTGAAGACGTAGATACACTTACACTTGGATTTGTAAATGAGAACCCAGATGAAGCGTCAAGCGGCTTGAGACTTGGGCTTGTTATCGCCGTTGAACTGTCTGAGAAAAGCGTCTGCAAAGCCGCATTTGTTATCTGCAATCCGTAACAGGCTAAGATGTCGTCATATACATAAAACGAGTTTACAGAGCTGCTAAAGTCAATGCCAGATGAGTAGGATGTTGGAGCACCAGCGCTGTCAGTAATAGAAATACTAGATATTGCTGCGCTTACAACGCTGTACAGGCCGCCGAAGGTCTTAAAAAAGAAAGCCCCGTAGGCATTGGGGGAGGGAGGCGAATACCCAATCAAAGGCTTTGAATTTGTTGAAGAAGGAGCGTACATGCTAAATGAACCCGCTGAAGTGGATAAGTTCATCTGACTGATCGTCGCACCGCCGCCGCCGCCAGACGTAGCAATGGTGATGCTACCGGAGGCATTTGTAATGGAAATACCAGTACCTGCCGTCAGGTTGGCCACGTTGTAGCTGCTGCCGTTACCAATCAGAAGCTGGCCGTTTGAAGGCGATGTGGTTGTGCCAGTGCCGCCGTAGTTGACGCCCAGAGTCCCTGAAAGGGAAACAGCGCCGGTTGTCGGGCTGGAGGGGTTAAGGCCGGTAAAGCCGCCATCAAATGAGGTAACGCCACCGCCACCACCAGCGGCAGGCTGCCACGATGCAGTGGAGCCGTTAGACGTGAGGACGTAGGTGTTCGTGCCAATCGCGAGGCGCGTGGCGCTGTTCGTGCCGTTGCCGAGGATCAGGTCACCCGTGGTTGTAATCGGCGAAAGCGCGTTGAACGCCGCCGCTTTCGTCGTCTGGCCAGTGCCGCCGGATGCGAGGGGCAGAGTGCCCGTGGTTAGCGCGCTAGTCGAGGTCGCGTACACTGCGCCGCCAGAGGTGAAGCTGGTCAGGTTGGTACCGCCGCTTGCGGTCGGCAGAGTGCCCGTGGTCAGCGCACTGGTCGAGGTCGCGTACACCGCGCCGCCAGAGGTGAACGTGGTTAGGTTTGTGCCGCCGTTCGCGGTCGGAAGAGTGCCAGAGACCTGCGTCGTCAGCGAAACGCCGGAGAGCGCGCCGCCAAGCGTCAGGCTGCCACTGCTGGTAACAGTGCCGGTCAGCGTGATGCCGTTGACCGTGCCAGTCCCGCCGACCGACGTTACAGTGCCCGCAGGTGACAGCGCGGCGATACTACCAGCCGTGACCTTGAAGTTAGCGCCACCGCGAGCGATAGGGATCGCGTCAGTGCTTACCGCCGGATCGCCCGCTGTGAGGGCGCTGATTTTGGTATCGGGCATGGACTACTCCAACAAAATATATGAGCCGTCTTCTAACAGAAGATAGAACCCGTCTTCCAGCAAAAGAGCGGGCCCCGACGGACCCCCAGAGCTACCTGCGGTCAAACCGGAGGAACCACTGTAAAGCCCGGCATTGCCGCCAAACAAGCCGATGTTGCCTCCAAAAAGGCCGCTGTTGCCTTTGTTGAGGCCCGAAGACATTAGCGCGAGATGCCTGACTGAATGATCGTGTACACGACAGAGCCGGAACCGCTGTTGAGCACGATGCGCGACGAGGCTGGCACATAGGCATAGTTGCCCTGCCGGCCCACGGTCTGCGCGACCATGTTGGTGTCGGGATGATCAAACCACGTTGGTGAGGCAACAGTCTGCGGGTTGTCGAGGGTCTGTTGAACCGTCCAGTTCACGGTGCCCGTGACAGAGACCTGCAGAGAGATCGTCGGATCACCAAAGTAATCCAAAATGATGGGGCCTGAATTTTTAGCGCCGGCTGACGCATCCGACACGGTGACCGAAATGGGGCGCATTATTTCATTCCCTTGAGAGTCATGGCGAAGCGAGCGCGCTGGCCCAGTTTACCGGGCGCCTTAGCGGCAGCTTCAAGCTTGCCCGCGGGGATCGGCTTTCCGGCCTTCGCCCCGAGTTGCTTACGGAGGGCGCCGGGCTTCTTGATGGCTTCGGCGATGAAATTCTTTTTGCCACGCATGTCAGCAGTTCCACGCCCTGAGGGATTTGTTGATCCGGCTATCCGGGTCACTTGCCGTTTTAGCAGAAGTCAGCTTCTTTTTCATGCCTTTCATGCGGGCACAAAAGCTGTCACGGCGAGATCCGCCTTCCGGCTGCGGGCGCTTCAGATTACTCCCAGTGGCAGAATTATAAGCCTTCCGGCCAGCCTCACTGAGACCACCCTTCGGGTTCTTATGCTTAGCCTTGAACTGAAAATCTTTCTTCGCGCGCATCCCGATCTCCATATAACTGGGGCGACCCGGAGGCCGCCCCAATCATTAGGCTTGAGCAACGCCGTAGATACCAACCTGCGTGTCATCGTCAAAGACGAAGACCCACAAGGTCAGGCGTTTCGTACCATCAGAAGCGCTCGGAACCAGATAGGTGCCACGAACGTCGCCAGTCGTAGTCGTAGCCGGACTGGTCGTAACAGCCGCCGTGAACGTGCCGGTCGTCACGAATGCACCGTCCCACGCGGTCAACACGTAGCCACGAGTGTTCGCACGGATCGGAAGACCGAAGACGTCACCAGTGCCAACGAAGAAGTCGGTGGCAGCAGCCGAAGCCGCGACGCTCGTAATCGTCTTAAACGCCTTCTTGCCAGAAACAGCGGTCGTGCCGTTCAGGGTGATCGCTTCCGACATCGGAATGCCGTAGACGTCAGTGCCCGTGACGGTCAGCACAGCCGTGGCCGCACCAGCAGCGTCGATGATGACGTTGCGAGGAACGTCAAGAACGACAGTGCCACCCGAAGCCAGAGCGCCGTTGAGTAGAGCGTTGCCAGCAGCGGCCAGCGTCTGCTGAACGCAGATGCCGTCAGCGTCCAGAACAGCTGGAACCACGTCATAGACGTTGATCGACGACATGAAGACGCCGGGCTCGCTCGCGGTACCGTTGTTGGCGAAGTTCCTACCAGCCCGAACGCCGTCAGAGAAATGAGTCATGAGTTTTCTCCATAGCTAA